TACGAATCCGCTGTAGATGAATTAGCTAAGCGATTACCTTCCCTCGACAAGCACGATTACAATACTATCGATGACTTGATGCGCAAGGTTGCACGTAAGCATAAAATCACTGACAAAGCACTAAAAGATTTATTCACTAAAAAGTTTAATGATACTCCTGATCGCTGGATCAAAGGTAAGTTAGATGAAATAGAGCATCCGGTAACTGCTTTTATGGGAGCGATGGATAATGCTACTTCTAGTTTTGCTAACACAGCATCAGCAGCTGCCGACAAGATAATGTATGAAGATTCCGATAAGCTAGATATAAATGCAGAAGTAGAAAAGTTTGTAGACTGGACTGCTAAAAGGTTGAATCTACAAAAGGTTCCTACAATAGAACTATCAATGGATAGTGAGGAAGCTCAAACTAATCATCATACCGGTGGACATGTTCCCGGAGAAGGTAGTGTTTGGGTCTATGCAAAGAATCGCAATCTAGTTGACATTCTTAGAACAGTATTCCACGAACTGGTACATGTCCGCCAGCATGAAATAGGTATGATTAAACCCGGCGATAGCTATCCCGGTTCACCCATCGAAGCAATGGCAGATATGCTAGCCGGTAAATACATAAAGATTTACGGCGAAAAAAACAACCACATCTTTCAATAAGGTTACCAATATAGTTGAATTTTCTGCACAGTCTGTTATACTAACTAGACTAAAGGAGAAAACATGTCACGTACATTCAATCAAGAAGCTAAAACTAAACTGACTCAGCTTATCAATGAAGGCATGAGCGTTTTACAAGAAGTAGAAACCCTCAATGAAGGGCTTAACGACACTGTTAAGGCAATCGCAGAAGAACTTGAAATTAAGCCATCGATTCTTAAGAAGGCTATCAGGGTTGCTCACAAGCAGCGTCTCAATGAAACAAATGAAGAAAACGAAGAACTCAACACAATCCTGGAGACCGTTGGTAAGACTAGCTAATGTCATACGTTGACGCAGTTCTCGATTCCAGCACAGATAGAATTTACGCAGTTGAACGTACTCCTGAGGGCAAACGCGCCTACAAGGAGTACCCAACTAACTACGTCTTCTATTATGATGATGTAAAAGGTAAGTATCGCACTATCTATGGGGATCCTGTAACTAGATTCTCGACTCGCAAAAAGAGTGAGTTTGAGAAAGAGCGCAGGATTCACAACAAGAAAAGACTCTACGAGAGTGATATTCCTGTAGTTTTTAGATGCCTGAGTGATAACTATTTGGGAGCAGAACCTCCTAAACTACATACAGCATTCTTCGATATTGAGACGGACTTTGACCCTGAAAAGGGCTTTAGTCCAACTGATGATCCGTTTAATCCAGTCACTGCTATTTCAGTGTATCTGGATTGGTTAGACCAACTCGTTACTCTTGTCATTCCCCCGAAGCACATGACTGATGAGACTGCACAAGAACTAACTGCGGATTTTGAAAACTGCTTACTGTTCCGTAGTGAAATCGAAATGTTTGAAACTTTCTTTGAACTTATCGAAGACGCTGATGTACTCACAGGTTGGAACTCAGAAGGATACGATATTCCCTATTGCGTTAATCGGGTTACTCGCATTATGAGTAAGAACGATACACGCAGGTTCTGTTTGCTTGGGCAGCTTCCTAAGCCTCGTACTTATGAACGCTTTGGAAAAGAAGAACAGACTTACGATTTAATTGGTCGTATTCATATGGATTATCTACAGCTTTACAAGAAGTACAACTACGAAAGCCGTCATAGTTATTCGCTTGACGCTATCGGTGAGTATGAATTGGGTGAGCGCAAGACTCAATATGAAGGTAGTTTGGATCAGTTATACAACAAAGACTTTAGAAAGTTCGTAGAGTATAACCGCCAAGACACTATGTTGGTGTTTAAGATTCACCGCAAGCTTAAGTTTCTTGACCTAGCAAATGCGCTAGCTCACGAAAATACTGTTTTGCTGCCGACTGTAATGGGTTCGGTGGCTATGATTGAAATGGCAATTTATAATGAAGCACATGAACGAGGATTTATTGTCCCTGACAAAAAGCGTAAAGATAATTACGGTGAAGAGCAGCAAGCTGCCGGAGCTTATGTTGCTGTCCCGAAGAAAGGGATTCACGAATGGGTCGGAGCAGTTGATATCAACTCACTCTACCCCTCAGCAATCCGAGCCCTTAACATGGCCCCAGAAACAATCGTTGGGCAAGTCAGACAATCTCTCACAGACCAATACATGCACGAAAAAAGTGTCGCCCTCGCTAAAAACAAGCGTAAGAAAAAGAATGGTGACGATGCTGATGGAGTTACTGGAGCGGTTCTTTGGGAAAATCTTTTCGGGTCGTTAGAATATACTGCTATTATGAATCAAGAGCGTGGCACTTTGCTCACACTTGACTATGAAGATGGTCGTAGTGTAGAAATGTCTGCGGCTGAAATATGGAAGTTAATCTTCGATAGCAATAAACCTTATATGATTTCTGCAAATGGAACCATCTTTACGTATGAGAAAGAAGGAATCATTCCCGGATTGCTTTCACGATGGTACTCGGAGCGTAAGAGTATTCAGAAAGAAGCTAAAGCTGCATATGGTACAGATATGTTTGATTACTACGACAAGCGACAGTTAGTTCGTAAGATTCTTCTTAACTCTGCATATGGCGCACTTTTGAATGAGCATTGTCGTTTCTATGACAAAAGAATCGGGCAGTCAGTTACGTTGTCTGGTCGTCAAATCACTAAGCATATGATGAGCCAGATAAACGAAATCATCACGGAAAATTATGAACATGACGGCGACGCTATTGTGTATGGTGATACTGACTCCTGTTACTTTTCAGCGTATCCTATCCTCAAAGAACAGATTGACAGCGGCGAACTTGCATGGACAAAGGATGCTTGCATTGATTTGTATGACCAAATCGCAGAACTAACTAACGTTAGCTTCCCTGCGTTTATGGAGAAGGCATTTCATTGCCCTCGTAAGAACGGTGAAGTAATTAAAGCTGGTCGTGAACTCATCGGTGACAGAACATTGTTCATCACTAAGAAGCGTTACGCAATTAATATCTTTGACTTAGAAGGTAAGCGTCAGGACATCGATGACAAGATGGGTAAGATTAAGGCTATGGGTCTCGATCTTAAAAGAGCAGATACTCCCAAGTATGTTCAGGAATTCTTGATGGAAGTATTGACTATGGTTCTAGGGGGTGCTCCGCGTGAAGACATTATCACAAGAATCAAAGACTTCAAGACTTATCTATCAGAACAGGATAGCTGGACTAAGGGTTCTCCTCGTTCAGTCAACAAGCTTACATATTATGGTGAACTTGAGAAGCGTAGTAAGACTGGCAAGGCAACAATGCCCGGACACGTTCGAGCGGCTCTTAACTACAACTACTTGCGTAAGCTAAACGGAGATCAGTATAGTCAGCGTATTGTTGATGGTATGAAGGTAATTGTCTGTAAGCTAAAAAGCAATATGCTTGGCTTTACAAGTATTGCTTATCCTACAGATGAACTTAGACTTCCGCAATGGTTCTGCGACTTGCCGTTTGATGACAACGAAATGGAAAGAACACTAGTCGATGAAAAGATTGACAACTTGTTAGGCGTTCTTAACTGGGACATTAGGTCAAACACTAATACTAACAGTACATTCGATGAATTGTTCAGTTTCGGTTAAACAAACACTTGACGTTTGCAATAAATTCCGCTATTATACACAATAGACAAACCTAAATATTATAAAGGAAAGATGACACATGAAAGATTACTTACTTGATTTGATTCAACACACTCATGGATTGGGCGTAGTTGAATTAGTAAAGATTGAAGGCACTGCAACTGAAACAAAGGTTGCTGCATATGCAGAAGACAAGAGCGTAGTTGTATACGGCACGTTTGCTTCGCCTATCGCAGATTTTCAAGGCACGTTCGGTATGCCTAATCTGTCTAAGTTGAAAACCATTCTTAGCTTTGATGACTATGATGACAACGCTATCATCAACGTTAGCCGTAATGACGACGGCGTTCCCTCGTCAATTCACTTTGAGACTTCGACTGGCGATTTCGTCAATGACTATCGCTTGATGGCAAAGTCAATCGTTGAAGAAAAGGTAAAAACTGTAAAGTTTGCAGGTACTGCATGGGACGTTGAATTTGAACCTACAGTAGCAGGTATCCTTCGTCTTAAGAAGCAGGCTTCTGCAAACAGCGAAGAACTTAACTTCAAGACTAAAACTGAAAATGGTGACTTGAAGATTTACTTCGGTGACCCTTCTACGCACAGCGGCAACTTTATCTTCCAGTCGGGCGTAAGCGGAAATCTTTCTCGCTCGTGGCAGTGGCCTGTTAAGGTGTTTCTTGCTATCATGGATCTTCCCGGTGACAAGACAGTTCGTTTTGCAGACGCAGGAGCTGCTGAAATCACTGTAAACAGTGGTCTTGGAACTTGGCAGTATTTGCTTCCCGCACAGGCTAAGTAATGATTAAGTCGGTTAACGGCGCAGGTAGATATGTGATGGTCCAGGGGGGTTTCCCTGCGACCACATATATTAATACTAGTTCAGGTTATATGAATGTCGGTGATGTTAGATACAATACTAGTATACAACGACTTGAAGTATATGACGGAAACATGTGGGTTGAGTTGAATACTAGTCATGCTAGTGTTGGATTGACTCCTGATGCTGAACGTGCATTAGATTGGGCTAATCGGAAGATTGCAGAAGAAGCCGAACTTGATAGGCTAGCAGCATCTAATGCTACCGTCGCTGACCTTATTAAACAGAAAAAAGAACTTGATGATAAGATAAAGATGGTTCAAATACTTACGAAGGAAGAAGTAAAAGTTGGAACAAATTAACCTTTCAAACAGTCACAATCCCGATTGGGCATTGTTTCTGCCCGCAGTCTCGTCTTTCTTCATTGCTGGCTTAGGCAAGCAACGTGAAGGTGAACAATATTTTGACCCGGCGAGAATCCCTGCGGCATTCAACGGTGACGTTGAGTGTTTGAATTTCCTTAACAGCAAACAAGGACTCTACACTTATAAGTGGGGCTTGTATTCTGCTGGTCACGCAAATCTTGATATCACTAAAGATGATGCTTGTGAGAGTATCATTCGCAAGAGAGAAGAAGGCACTTTCATGCTAGGTGACTCCGGTGGATTCCAGATTCTCAAATGTCAATGGCCTGCTGATTGGAAGGACCCTAACTGTCCTCGTGCTATGAAGAAGCGTCAACAAGTTCTTACTTGGATGGATGAGTACATGGATTATGGCATGTGTCTTGATATTCCATCACAGTCTCTTACAACTTATCACATTAAGGATAAGAAGACCGGTGCATCTGCACATGGTATCAGTACGATTCAGGAAGCAATCACTGCCACGCATATCAACAACGAATACTTTGTTGCTAACCGTGATGGTCGTTGCAAGTTCCTAAACGTTCTACAGGGTCGTAATCATGGTCAGTCAGATGACTGGTATGAAGAAATGAAGAAGTATTGCGATACTAATATCTATGGTGATAAAGCATTCAATGGTTGGGCATTTGGTGGTCAAAACAAGATTGATATTCACTTGATGTTGCGTAGACTTGTCGGTATCATTCACGATGGCTTCTTAGAAGAAGGTAAGCACGACCTTATTCATTGTCTTGGTACTAGTATTATGGAATACGCAGTTCTCTTTACTGATATTCAGAGGGCAGTTCGTA